TGTGTTTTATGTGGATTTATGCCTGTGTATTTTCTCCACTTGTAGTTCTTTTTCCAACTGGCAATTTTGGAATTGAAGATGATATAGCTAATTCTTTTATCAGTTCTGGCAAGTAAACGTAACTGATCCGCAAGATCAAATGCTTCGGCTGGGTTGGATTGCAGATTAGCGTTAATGTCAATGGCACGAACAATGCCTTCAGCAGTTGGATTGTGATCGGACTTACGCGCTGCATGACGTCTATCACCGAGCCACCCCTCAGGCAAAGTTCTACTTCTATTGGGCCACGCATCGTCAACCTGCTCTCTGAGTTGCTGCCCAGCCTTGCAAAGTTTTGCCATTAGCCTAAGAGTAAACGTGCTTCTTCTTCGGTTATACCTAAACGCTCAAGCAATTCTTGGCGTTTTGTTTGGGCAGCTTCGATAGCCGCTTTTTCTGCCAGCGCAGCCTTTTTGTCTTTTTCTCGTTGAGCAATTTCTTCGGCAGTTGCATCACGTTCAATTATTTCGCCAGTAGTTGCATTATGTTCAATGATTTTCATTTTAACTTACTCCATATAGTATGTAATCGCCACTTGTAAAGTTACCACTGCCAGGAAACAAATCAAGACGGGTTATTGCCCCAGTTTGATTGTAAAAACCTTGAGTAAGTTGTGAATTGAATGTAGTTGTGTCGGTTGGATTGACACTTATAGCGCTAATAAAGGCCATTTTCCAAGTTGTAGTGTTTGCATAGTCAAAAATTGTTGTAACAGAAAGTCCAGTAGCATCTGTATCGTCATTTGATGGTGCAATAGAAAAAGATGTGGCAGTAAATGCAGATCCAGTGCTAGTTACGGTTGAACCTATTGCTCTATGACGGCTTGCGGTCGTGTCATTATTCAAACGTAAACTAAGTGAAGTATTATCGGTTGCTGGTTTATAGTTTTTTACAACTAATTCCAAGTGTTTGTAACTTCCGCTAATGCTTGTGATACTAACAGATGCCCCACTCAACGACCCAGTTGCCAATTGTGTCATTCCACCGCTAGCAGGTGTAGCCCATTTTAAGCCTGTGGCGGTTGAGCTGTCGGCAGTTAAAACGGTATTATTCGCGCCAACGGTTATTTTCGTATAAGTATTAGCCGCAGACCCAGCATATAAATCACCCTTTGCTGACGGATTAATAAGATTTACTGTGCCAGCTAAATCATTCATGTTTGCTGCGGTTAAAACATCGCCCGTAGCATAATCAGCTTTAGCGGGAAATCCTGCTGCCATTTGTTCTCCTTAATAACTCAGAACGTTAGTTCCAAGTATACCTTGTGTTGATGAATTAAGTATAAACCCGTCTATAAGACTTTCGCCTGTAAAAATGGTTGTAGTCATAAGACGGTTTGTAAAATCATGATTGATGCCCTGCACTAGAAGGGTTTGGCTAATAGTGGTATTGCCAGGCATGGCCTTGGTAACAAACACAGAATCCAGCAATTCCACGTTAAGGCCAGCCACGCAACGGCTCACATCATCGCCATTTTCTAGGTTAAGCCCTAAGCCATCTATACGGGTTTCAGTTTCCTTACGGGTAGCCAAAAGCATAGAAGCCTGATCTAAAGCCTCAGCATTGGTTTGAACTAATATCCCATCCCTGACCCCTGAGTGTATGAAATAGGTGTCTATGCTTGCTTGGTCGAATACGTTTTGAGCTGTGCCACCTGAGCGCGTAACTGTTACATCATTGACAATTAAGGTGTCATCAAAGGCCGTGATAGCGCTCTGAAAGGCTATCCCTGAACCCGTATCGCTAAAGGTGTAGACAGGCGCTCCAAGGCTCGCTGTGAGGCTATTACGGTCTATAAAGGTGGCTCTGCCCTCAGCATCAATAAAAAAGCCGCCAAACTCAGAATCTTCAACTGTGCGCAAGGCAGATATGGCTGTGCGAGATGTGCCAGGATCAGCTTGCAAAGTAGATTGGCCTGTATCAATATCCCTAAAGGCTGCTGGAAAATCAATCTCATCAAGTATGGCATTGACACGTGCACCTGAGAGTTGAACCCCTGCACCTGGAACTGTGGTTATTTGTGAATTGCTAAACAAGCGGAAAGCATCTGAGCATTGAAGGGTTACACGGCTTACCTCATCTGTGCCACGATTAAAGTTGGTGTCATAGGCTGTTATGAATCCTGTGAACAACGAATAACGCGTGCCATTGTAATCGGCATAGACTTGCACCTTGCGTAAAGGTTTTAGGTTGCCATAATAAGGCCCAGATACATTTTCTGGATTCCAATCACCATTCAAGTCATAAAGGTTTATATTGCAAGTGCCTGCCTCAAACTTGCTAAGGATACGGTTTCGCCCACGTCTAATGGACACATTGACAATAATGCTAGAAATGTCTACTAAGTCAGGGGCTACGTCTACTAATTGACCATAACCTAATTGACCTAGCAAGGGATCATTGAGCGTTAAAGGATTGCTAATAAACGCTGGCCCATTGCTGAAATCAACAATTGCACCAATAACGGGCGCTGCTGGCATTATATCGCCACCGAGCTAAACACTAATCCCTTGCCCGTTTTCTGATATTGATACAACTGGTCTGTAATAGCTGCGGTTAAATCTTGCTCAGTTGTAACGTTGCCTTCAACAATAACGTTAACATTCACATTATCGCCTGACTTAATTAAAGCAAGCATACTTTCAGCCAATAAACTGTTGGCATCAATCAGGCCAACAGCAGCAGCCGATTCTGCCAACAAAGCATCTGCATCAACAACGGCAGCTTCAGCAATAACCGCGCCTGCTGTCGCATCTGCAATTCCTATGTTTTGTCCAGCTATTGCGCCATTAATGTATACGTTGTTTGCCGTTACATCCATGCGCTCTAACTTGGTAACTGTCATCTTATCTTGGTCTAGCTTCAAACCCTTTTCAGCAAACAAAGTTTCAATAGGAATCTTAATGTTTAACGTCTTTAGCAATTCCTTTATGCGCTCAATTGTTTTAGGCCAATCGGTAAAAGGATCATCTACCATTTCATCTAGGCTATCAAGCAATAAAGCCAATTCAGCAGCAGCAGCCTCAGCCTTGATTAACTGACCTTCTAGGATAATGGCTCGCTTGACATCCTCATCAAGAATGGCCTGCATTAGCTCTAGCCTTATGCGTTCAACAGAATTAATATCTCCTGCTAAAGCTGCCAATACTTGTATGCGCTCTAGGTCAAAACGCTTTGCAATCTCACCAAGTATGCCTTCTTCTTTTTTCTTTTTGTTCAAAGCCTCTTGTGCTTTAACTTGTTTCTTGGTAAGAGCAACTAATTCTTTTTGACGTTTAGCAGCTTCGGCCTCTGCTCTTGCTCGCGCCTTTTCAATCTGCACTTGCTTATCAGTAGAGCCTGAAATTGTCATAGGTTCTCTAAAAGGTGCAGGTTTGGCTTTACCTAGATTTCTGATATAACCAAACGCGCTACCAACAGGGTTTGTTATATCTAGATTGCGCAACAAGTCTAATGCTGTTGCACCATAAGTGTTTACATCTTTGAAGGCAGCTACAAGACTAGCAACGCCACGCGTGGTATCGGCAACAGCATCACCAAACCTATCCATGGCACTAACACCGCCACCAATGCCTTTATCGCCTGACAAAATCTCAAAAGCATCAACTAAGCCTTTGCCAATAGTTTCCTGCATATTGGCATAAGCAACATTAAGAACGCTAACCCTTCCAGCGTAAGTATCTAAGAATGCTGCGCTTTGTCCAGTAAATTGTGATTGTAGAATCTCTTGCAATTCTGCAAAGTTCTTTGTCTTTAGTTCTACTTGCGACAATCCAGTATTGTATTTAGATAAACTTCTTGTCTGTCCAACGTAAGCCTTAGATAAATCTTTAGAAACAGTAGCAACATCAATACCGCTAGCTCTTGACATATCAAGGGCTAAGGCCATCAATTCCTGTGATTTAGCTACTGATCCTGTGGTCATCAATAGCGATTGCATCGCAGGGCGAAGCGAATCATCAAGCACACCACTAGCAGCTTCCAAGTCAGATATGAACTTAGATACACGTGCATCTTCGAATGCCAGCCCTAGATTCTTTAGGCTTTGTGATAGGCGTGAAGCGGCTTGCTCATCCTCACTAAACGCTCTAACTGAAGCCTTACCAAACTGCGTGATTGCCCTGACGGATAAAACCCCGACTAAAGTTTTGCCTAAGGCTGATAATTTTCTATCCAAGCCACCTGTTGCTTTGTCGGCTTGCTTAAAACCTTTATCCTTGAACTCTGAAGCAATATCAATACGAATGTTAGACATTAAGCAGCCTTTCTAACTGTTGAGCGTTGCTTAAATAATCTTGAAGCTTTATCAATGGCCCTAAATGTGGCATCTAAAGCCTTGCCATTGTTCTCAGCATAGGCAGCAAAAAGTAAACGACCACGCCCACGGCTGAACTTATCGTATTGCTTCAAGCCACCAACATCATTCATAGCACCAACAAAAATACGACCAGCATCGGGGTTATTGCTTGATCCATACGCCTTGCCGCTTTTACTGTTTTTATTTCCTGCCTGTGGTCTGCCATAAGGATGTAAACGACCTGACGTTTCTACAATTGCACCAACGGCAGATTTGTTGAACAAAGAATATAAACCTGCGAAACCTTGCCTATTTCTCTTGCCTTTGCCAATTGAATAGGTTAAACCTTTACGCACGACACGCCCGTTATATTTAGGAAATCCACGTTCACGGCTAGTGCGAGATATAGGTTCAATACCTCTATCATTCCAAGCGTATAAATTGCCAGGTGCTTGACCTGGAACTTTAGCCTGAGCATCTGCCACAACTTCCTTCAAAGCCACGCGAATCTCAGCATTCATTTCTTTAAGTAGATCAGGCGCAAACTTCTTGAGAGCCTTCTTCAGCTCACCTACGCCTTCTACTACGACTGGCATTTTCTCGCTCTCTTGCTTGTTGCTTTAGGACTTCATAAAAAGCCTTTAGCAAGTCTGTGTCCATATTAATAAACTCGCTAGGCGCAATTCCTGTGTGAATGCTCAGTTGAGCAATCCTGTATGTAAAGGAATCGCGCGTTAGCCATTTGGGGAATCGTCTGCCACCACATCTACCGCAGCTAGAGTATCAAGAAACGCTGCGCCAAAAGGTTTGACGTCAGGCGCATCTGCGCGGCGTAGACATTCCCATGCAAGCCAATAGATATGT